TTATCTTGAGAAAATTTCCAAAAATCTTTTTCTGAAGCCCTAAAGCGTCCTTGTTGGGTTGATCCGTTAAGAAAACCATTTTCGTCTAAGCCACCCATGATGCTAACACGTTGATTAACTGCCATTAGTATGCTCCTCCAGTTATTGTGTCAGCCGTAAGAGTACCTGATATGTTTACAGTGACGGCTGTAGTAGTCCCTGTTAGGGCAGCGTTAGCAGTGTTAGCTTTAGTAGCACTGGCTACAGCTATGTTATTAAACTCTGTGTCTATCTCTGTTCCTTTGACAATCTTAGCAGCATTACCTGAACTGAGAGCATCCTTAGTGGCAAAGTTAGTGGTCTTTGTATAGTTGGACATTAGATGAGTCTCCCTAGTATTGCGTGTATGTCAATTTTTTGAATAGAAAAAGCTGAGTCATTTATTTCAGTCTCAAGACCAATGGTAACTACTTCACCGTTACCGCTAGTGTTGACTTTTGGTGTGTTGATAATAGCCGAAGCTGTATACTCAGCAGTTGTGTTGTACTCAGAAACACCATACTCAGCAGCGTTGACTGAGCCAGTTAAGTTAAACACCTGCTTAGTAAAGTCAGTGGTGTAGTCATAGCCCCAATTTAATGTAGAGCTAGTGTTCTGACCACCAATAATAGTAATGTTAAATTTCTTTAGGAACTTTAGGTTAGAGGCGTTACCAAAGTCCATAGGATTGCTAAAGTAACGCATCTGGTATTTAGCTGCACCGTCTAGGTAGCCGTTATATTTAACAATACCTGAAGAAATACCAAAGTATATGTCACCTGTTTCCGTAGTAGCCAATGCTAAAGGGTTTAGACCTGACCAAGTAGTTACTCTTTGTGACCCATCTTGCAAAGGCGACCGCATGTCAAAGCAGTACGTCACATCGCTGCTAGGGAAAGTTAACAAGTAGAAGGCTTCATTAGCACTGTACAAAGATTTGATAGCGTTAGTCTGTAGTGGTATAAGAGAGGTAAGGTCAGTACGCACATTCTTACTGATGTCACGCATAGGCATAGACTTCTCTTGGATAGTCCTGCTAAAGCTACGTACACCTGAGTCAGACAGGAACAAGATGTCAGTACCTGTGTGTTGCACTGAGTCTCTTGCTACGCAACCTACGCCCTCTACTGTGTCAGCTAAGACCATCGTTGCAGGAACAGAAGCACCTGAGTATATAACAATAGACTTCTTACCAAAGATTACTAGGAAGTTGTTGTGTGCCGCTAGAGACACTACCTCATCGTTACCTGTAGGCCATACTGTTGTGAGGTTTAAGTTACCTGATGTGCCGCCTGTCCACTTAGAACCGTCAAGAGTGTCACTCCAGTACACAGTGTGCTTGTTGCCTACAACGTCTGTAATCCACAGCTTACCAAAAGCAGCAAGGACTTCGTTGCCCTGTGGTACAGTGCCTGAGTATCCTGTGTGAGCAGTGATAGCCTCCATTACAAAGGAGCCTGAATCGTCTGTAGCAATCAAGGGTACATGACCAGACTGAACCATGTAGAGGTGGTTGTTAAAGGTAGCACACTTCCAGTTGTTCCCAGAAGGAGAGTAGCCGTTAGGAGTGATGTCAACCAGTGTACTAGTGCCTTTGAATATCTTGTTGTTACCCGCAGATATGACAACCTTGCTACCGCTAGTGTCCACAAACTCAAAGACTGTCTCTATGCCACGACTGCTACCTAGTACAGCAGCACCGTTACCTGACACAGCGTCCCAACCTTTACGTGCGCCTATGCGTCCTAACTTATCTATAACACAGTTGTCAGCTACGGAGGAAAACGAAGGATCACCACCAACGGGTGACTCTTGTGTATTTAGCCCCATAAAGCCCGGAGCAGATACTGTAATGTTCTGTAGTTGTTGAGCCATTTAAGAATACCAGATAGTTTCTTCAGGGTGTTGAGCAGCATCAAAGGCAATAGCATCAGCTAGCGTCCTATCAGCAAGAGCAAACAGTTCAGCAGCACTTGTACCGCCTGTCTCTCCACGCTCTCTAGCGCCTAGTGCAGTGGCTAGTTGAATGACAGGAGAAGTAGGTACAAAGACTTTAGTATCGTCTTCAGTAAAGTCAGCAGTACGCAACACAACATTAAAGCGTACCTGATACACACCGTCAGGTTTAGGATACAAGTCAACACCGTTGTCTCCATTGCCATCCACACCGTTAAAGCTGTAGAACTGAGGAACACCTGTAGGTGCATCATCAATCAGGAAAGCATTGTTCATCCAGTGTGAGGTACGGTACTGCATAAAGAAGTTAGACGTATCGTTAGCAACGTCTAGTATCTTCATACGATTACCTGAACCAATCAATGTGTAGTTAAAAGCTGTTGACTGTGTGGTAACAGTGAGTGTATTACGCAAGGCTGTCCAATCATACGCATCCTCAACAGTTCTTTTAGAGTCGTTAACAAACTCTCCTATAAGTTTAGAGTAGCTGTTCTGAGCGACTGAGGATACTTCATCTTCCCTCAGTCTGCGTAGTACGCTGTTAACTAGCTGTAAGTATGTCATTATGCAAACCTTTGTGATGATGTAAATGCAGACTCAAACGGAGATGTTAAAAACTCTTCTATGTCTACTTCTTGTTCTGGTTGGTTAAGTGGGCCAAACTCTGTCAGTTCTATTTTGTTTTTAAACTTGAATAGCTCATTCTCAAATAGCTTACCTGTTGTAGCTGTGGGTGCAGTCATTCCAGAAAGAAGCATACCACTGCCCATGCCTAAACTTGGTAGGCTAAAGTTAGGCAGGTCTATATTAGGTAAGTTAATGCTAGGTAGGTCTATGTCAGGCATTGCGTTTCTAAGGGCTGTGTCTGCTGCCGATAAAGCATCACCTACAGGTTGAAAAACAGCATCATCTAAGTCTTTAGCTATTTTTCTTACAGGTTGTATAATAGCATCATCTACTGCACTACCGCCTGCTCTAACTACATCCTCTGTTGTTCTACCTACTTCTCTAATAGCATTTTCTAAAGGGTCTAAGGCGCTAGTGTCTATGTCTGGAATAGAATTTTCAACAGCTTTGGCAAGGGCTGTAGCCGCAGAGCCTATAGGTCTGACAATATCTCTAACTACATCTTCAATACCCCCAAAAGAAATATCTGACTCTGGCATGTCAAGGAGATTTTTTAAACCACCTTCTTTAGCATAGTCAACAAAACCGTAGGCTAGGGCCTCATCAAGTTCTTCGCCTGCCGCTACTTTTTCAATAGTCTTTTGAAGACCTGATTCAAATGCGTCAGCAGGAATACCAACTTTAGCTAAAACTTCCGATGAAATACCTGCTCTCTCTAAACCGCCTTTAACAAGATCACCACCATATATAGAGACAAGAGCAGACTTAGGATCACCTGTTGCAGCGGCTGACAACAAACCTACTGATTGGTTATATGTTAGAGTTTTGCCTGCAATAGTTAAACCCTTGCCCGCTAAAGCAGCGTTTTCAGCTATCGGGCCTGCCATTATTGTTCCTGATTGAGCAGCAACCTCTCCTATTTTCCTAGCTTCGTCAGCACTTACGGGTGCTTGTAACATGCCTAAGCCTTTTGCAGCAGAAAGACTAGCACCTAGATAATCCATGCCGTGTAGCGTTTGTCCGTTAGCAGCTTTAGCAGCAGTAAGAGCAACCTGACCAAAGGGTACGAGAGAAGCGGCTACATTAATTACAGGGTTATTTAAAGCTTTGTCCCAACCACTAGGCCCTTTAGGGTTTTCAACCCACACCATACTGTAGTCACCAAACTTAGACCTTCCTCCGCTAATATCAACGTACTTGCCTTTCTTATCTCGTTCCCTCCATGCGTTAGGGTCTTCATCACTTATAGCCATGTTAAATGCGGTCTGACCACCAGTGTTCATATAAAGTTTTGTTGCGTCAAAAGTAGGGTCATCAAGAAAATCCTGTGTAATAGGATTATCCGCAACGTAAGCGCCTCGCATGTTGTCCATAATGCCTTGGGCTACCTGCTCTTTAGTTATAGCGCCCTCTTCTTGTTTTTGAAAAGCGGTATACCCTCCTTCTTTTAATTCTCTTACAACAGGGGCAATGTATGATCCTTGGTAAGCTTGGAGATTAATGTCTCCCGTAAAAGGATTAGGACGGTTAGACTCATAACCTGCATCGTTGTTCTGCATTGCGGAATAAGCAGTATCGTGAAACTCTGCTAAGTTTGTACGTCCTGAGTAATCGTTTTGTTTTGTGTCTGGCTTGGCATAAGCACCAAAACCTGATTGAAAAACAGTTGGAGAATCCTTTTCAGCTTGAGCATCTTCCGCAGTAAAAGATGCTCCTGAGTTGGAAGAAAAAACATCAGGTACAAACGAAGTAGGAGCAACCGCAGCAGGCTTAGGTTTATTATCTAAAACATAGTAGTCGCTTCTAGCGGGATTAATAAGAGCAGGTTGTGCAACAGATGCAAGAGGTTCAGGAGCAAAAGGATCAGGCTCGTCAAAAGAGCTACCTAGTGAAGCAAACTGTTCAGGATCAAAACCAAAGTTAAACATTACTTATCCCTCGCTACTGCTTTTGTTTTCTCTACTGTACGCATAGCACCTAGTCCTAACATACCCATTAACACTGTTGTAAGCAAGGAGCTATCAACAGGTGGGACAGTAAACCAGATGCCTAGGATTGGTGACAGGATGGTTGAGTAGAGTAGAGACAGGCCACATATCCAACCAATAGCAGGTCTCCATCCGCTGACAAACAAAGACTTATGACCTGCTTCTACCTTGTTGACTTCTAGTTGACCCTTGGCTAGTTCTTGAGCATGCTTATCTGCCATAGTCGCTAGTTCAAAGGCAATAGCATTTCTTTTGTCTTTATCTTCAATAACTTTATCTAAAATATTTGTTACTGGGCCAATCAAACTAGTTAAAATACTCATATATTATACACCATTTAGAGTCAAAAGTCAAGGTAAACTTAACGGTTTAACAAATCCTTAACAGTGTCAGACTCATATATCCTTAAAGCCATCCACACTATAGTAAATAAAGAAGCCACAGGCGGCAACCATGCTGCTAATGTGGCTAATGCTGTAGAAGCTGCTACTACATCTACTACGTCTTTTGTTGCTTCGTCCATGTTATCTACCTACAATAGTCAAGATTATATACACTGCTGCCCCTACTGTGGGTATAGCAACAAGGGCTGTACAGATGACAGTAAAGAACTCTATAAGTTGTTGCTTGTGTTTAGCACTAGCGTACTGCGTTTCTTTTGCTTCTTGAGTTCTTGCTCTCTTACAATCTGCTTGAAACTTAAGCCAATCATCATACATATTAGCCCGCCCTGCATAGATCATAATCTCACGTAGCTGAGTCTCTTGATCCTTTAGTCCTTCAAGAGCCATGAATGCTTCCATGTCACTCTTGCTACCACCGTTGTTAGCTTTTTTAGCTATTGTGCTTTTAGAGTCAAAGTAACTTGTAACTTGGTTAGCTACACTATGCAGTTCTTGACCGTTGCTAATGGCATTCTTGATCACGCCAAAAGCTGCATTAGCGATTGCAATTTCTGCTAGCATAACTAACCTCCCTTAGTTGCTTTTACTCTGGCTTTCTTAGACAAGTCTTTTAAATGAAAGAGTTTAACACTAGTTTTAGTGTGGGCCTTGTTAGTGTGTAAAGAGCCGTTAGCCATCTTGTGACTAGAGCCTTTATGTTCAGTACCATCTATTTTATAGTGTTTAATGCCTTCCATCAGTAACCCCCTTTATTTCTTTTTAACAGTCTTAGCAGCTTGCTTAAAGGCTTTGCTAGTCGGTGCGCCTTTAGCTCCTACGCTACGCATAGTCTCGCCAGAACCCGACTTAATCCTTTTCTTTTTAGCTGCGATGTTTGCGTATAAACCTTTACCTGCCATGACCTATCCTCACGATGCGGTGTAGCCGTTGCCTGCTGTAATAGCTGCGTTAGTTGCAGTCATGCTCTCACTGCCCCAATCTTCTTTAGCTACCATAATCTCAAGGTGCTGAGTGTTACGATCTACACAGCCTTGGCGGTCTTCGGCATCTTCATCAGCCATGCAGTTGCCTGCGATAACGTCTGTGATTAAA